CCGCCCAAGAACTTAGCGTACTGTTGCAGTGGCATCTTGCCGTTATCGCCTGTGCCGAAGATTGACTGACCGGGCAATGACAACTGATACACATCACCTGACAGATTGTTTTCCAAAGCCACAGCAATGCGTTGGCTGAAGCGGCAAGCACGGCTATCACCCTGACCAGAACCCTTGATGTTCTGTTGGCAATTCTGGCAACTTGTGCTCTGTGGGTTCTTCACACCTTTGTCTGGTGCAACGCCATCATTGGATGAGCAATCGGGGGAAGCGTTCTGGCCTTCCACGTAAGTGCCTGCGTAGTACTGGCGTGATGTTTTCTCAGCAGAGCGTACAACTACCACGTTCATGGCGCGGTCGTCATTCTGAGCAACTTCTTTACCACCAACAACCATGCGGAATACACCGCCTTTGATTGAGATGCGTTTGCCGTTACCACCGCCACCCATCAGGGCTTTGGTTGTTGCGTCCAGTTCAAGGTTACGCAAGTGGGCTGGGAGGGTGTTACCACCTTGGGAGAATAGTGCGAGGTCAGACATTTGGTGTTTCCTTTTTGATGAAAGTGTTAATGATTTCTAAGTCAATGTTAAAAAATTTGGCAAGGTCACTAGCGAAGAATCGATAGTTTTTACCAACGCGGATAAAGGGTATACGCTTCTCAGGCTTCTCTTCCTTGATGAGCGCGTGAACAGTTGACGGTGCGACTTGCAAAAGCTTCGCCACCTGCGCCAACGTAAGGGCAGTTTCCAATTTAGCTTCTCCTGACAGTTACAGTATATTTGTGATCCACGTTCAATCCCGTTGGAAGTACATCAGGATTTTCCCGTAGGAACTCTTTCATATTCAACTGCGATATGCGCCTCTCAACTAAGTCAAGTGCGTCATGGTCACGGATGAATTTGTGCATTGCAGCCCAGTCGCCTGTCCAGTAGCGTGTTTGCACTGTACGTATTGCTGTGCCGTGGGCCGTCTTAATACTCTCGGCTCCAGTTGCTTTGCAAGTCTCAAGCAAGTTTGATTCAACCAAACCCATTTGCTCTTTGATTGCAAGGTCTTCTGCTTCGTACTTCGCTTTGAGGGCGGCACGGGCATCGCGCATCTTAATGTATACGCGTACTAATTTATCTGCTGTTATATCCATGTTGCTTTCCGTTTCGTTTTTTGGTTAATGATACATCCTATCTTTACTTTGTCAAGTACCTCCATAAATTTATTTGTTTAAGTCGAATTCATCTTTATAAAGTTCCATTAAATTAAACTGTGCTAACTCTTTTGTTTCTAAAGCTTTGTACAGCTTGGCCTCTACTGGACTTCCTTGGAGCTTGACAACCAAACATTTGTTCACTTGCCCTGCCCTGTGAATACGTGCATTGGCTTGCGCGTATGTCTCGTATGATGTAATGGGTGCCCACCATACAATCGTGTTTGCCGCGTGCAAGGTGACACCGTGTGATGCAGCTTGGGGTTGTATGACAAGCACCCGTGGGTCTGGCTCATCTTGAAACTTGCGGAATATCTCTGTACGCCTGCCAGCAGGTACACCCCCGTGTATCACATCCACTGTGTAGCCATCCCTGCGCAGTTCTTCAAACAAAATCTCAATGGCATGGCGGTATGGGGCAAACACCAATACCTTATGACTGGATTCGTCAATGACTTCCTTGAGCACCGCCGTGCGACTGCTAGAGTCAAAGGTCACGATCTCGCCACTGTCGGAATACACCGCGCCACAGGAAATCTGCAATAGCTTGTTCAGCTTAGCGGCGGCGTTGATGGCTGTGACTTCCTCCCCTGCCGCCTGCATAGCCATCACCTTGCGAAGCTTCTCGTAGTAGCGTATCTGCTGTGCGGTCATGGGAACCTCACGCTCTGCGTACAGTAAGTCTGGCAGGTCAAGGCATTGCTCTTTGGTGAACCTGATTGCAGGTTGAAGCAGTGTGCTGACCACCTGCTCTGCTTCCCGTTTGGGTGCCCACTTAAACTGAGTGATCTTGTTCATCACCTGATCGCGGTACATAGAGAAGCTACGGGGTGTAGCCGATGGGTTAACTAGCTTAGCCAGACCATACGCATCAAGGGGCGATTGTGAGGCAGGGGTTCCTGTCAACATCCACAGCCACATGTTGGGTTTGACGATCCGGTTCAGGGTGCGCCAGCGGGTAGTGGTTGCAGTCTTGTAGGCGTTGGCTTCGTCAATCACCACCATGTCAAAGCCTGCCTTGACGATGTCGTCTTCCACAATGGGTACACCGTCGTAGTTGATGATGACAAACTCTGCATCCGAATTGATTACTTGCTGCCGCTTTTCTTTTGAGCCATAGGCAATGCCAACCTTGCGGTGCATCGCGCCTTTGAAAATGTCGTTCTGCCACGCTGACTGCATGATTGAAAGAGGGCAGATGATGAGCACACGTTTGATGTGCTTGGCGTTCATCAAGTAATCACACGCCCATGTGATTGATAGTGTCTTGCCTGTGCCCGGCTCTGAGAAGCAGAAGGCACGCCTGTGCAGAGTAAGAAACGCGGCTGTTTGTTTCTGGTGTGTGAACGGTTGGTAGATGCCCGGCCAACTGTACTTGGCAACGATGGGGGAAGGTACGTTCTTGACCTTCAGGTTCTTTAATACCTGCGCTTCTTCCAAACCCCAGTGCACCATCACTGTACTGATGGGGCCTTCCTCAAGCAGTGCGCTCTTGGGTATCACATTCAAGACCCTGTACGGGTTCTTTAATTTAAGTTTTAATGCTTTTCCGTCAATGATTTCCATACATTCTCCAATGCAAAACAGACCGAAAGTGACATCCACTTTCGATCGCTAAGTGACACCTTACGGGTGTCAATCGGTCAGATCATCTAAACGGAATAGTAAAAACTCTGACTGATGCGGTTTGAGGGTTCAACTTTAAAAAGCCCCCCGTGCCGCCACTCACACCTGACGCGGCACGTATTATTATTTCTTTTTAGGTTTGTTTACCTTCACGGTGTGGTCGCTGTTGCGGCTGAATGAACGGTTGGCGCTGGGTGCTTTGAGTTGCAGGTTGCTCTTGGCCGTGCTTCCACCTTTAGATAGTGGGCGCTTGTGGTCAATATCTTTTCCCTTACGGTCAATGCCTTCTTTGTCGTATAGGTCACGTGCTTGTTCACGTTTGCGTCTTGTAGGTAATTCATTTCTGTCCAACTGCTGTTGGTATTCTTTCTTATAGGGTCGGGCTTTGGTTACATAGGGCATGGTGGCTCCTCTATACGAACTCGGTTCGTGGCTTTGTTTAAATATCTTTGAACAGCGGCGTGGATATCTTTCTGCACTGATGGGCGACCGCACTCGGCTACATCTTTAATTTTTACATGGATGTTTGTCAAATCAGGGGACAATCCAACAGTGAACGAATCTTTCTTCTTGCCTTGGTGTTGCATATCATTTTCTTCCACAGTGGGCGCAGGATGACACCCAGCAGTAATTTTTACACAATCCGTTAGGTTTTGCATTCCAAATATCTGCACTGTATGCGCCTTCCAACATCATCACTTTGGGCATCCAGTTGCCCCAGTACCTGTGCTGTTGTTCTACTTCAAACATGGTTGGTACAAACTTATCTTCGGCTAAGAACAGCAAGCCGCCCTTGACCTTCTTGACTTCTGGGAACATCTTGAACACCGCAAGTGCCATGAGTTCCAACTGCCCTAGGTCAGCGTAGCGGGACTTGCCAAGCTTGTAGTCAATCACACGGGCTTCACCCTTCTCACGGTCAATGATGAGCAGGTCAGCTACACCACGGAACCAACAGTCAGGGTCAAAGAAATCGCATGGCTCCAGCTTCTCAGTCAGTGCCATCTTTAATTCACAGAACTTCTCACCCTGTATCTTGAGCAAGCTATCGAGCGCAGGCTTGATGAAGGCAAACTTCTCAGGAATCTCTTTGCCATCCCGTATGTACAACTCAGCTACCTCATGTACCAGCTTGCCATAGAGGGCTTGCTCACCCTCGGGTTCCTTGATGTCCTTGAGTACCTTGGTGTGGTAGAACTTCTTGGGGCAGGTGGTAAACGTCTTCAGGCTACTGAATGACCATGCAGGAATCTTTGCCATCAACAATCTCCGTAACTCAATCCCATACCGCTTTCGCAGTTGACTGGTAAACCTTCAGCCCATGACGGAACCCAACGCATGCAGGACTCCACATAAGCACGTGCTTCATCAGCTTCTTCTTGCCTAGCGACAATACCAATAGCATCGTGCACGGTAAGC